TAAAAACACACCTTACAAATTAGCTTGTACTGCAACACCTTCACCAAATGACCCAATGGAACTTGGAAACCATAGCGAGTTCTTAGATGTTATGGGTAGAAATGAAATGCTTGCAATGTACTTTGTGCATGATGGTGGTGAAACAGCTAAATGGAGATTGAAAGGACACGCTGTAAAAACATTTTACCAGTTTATTGGTACGTGGGCTATAATGTTAAATAAGCCACAGGATATAGGATTTACGATGGAAGGTTATAATTTACCTACTCTTAATATTTTGGAACGTAAAATAGTAACACCTAAACGCGATAACGGTCAGCTATTTAATGATGCTATTATTTCGGCTACTAACTTTAATCAAGAGTTGAGGTTAACTAAGATTGAAAGAATGGAAGATGCTATTTCGTTGGTGAATAATAGCGATGAAAACTTCATCATATGGATTAAGCAAAATGAGGAAGGCGAATACTTAAAGAAACTAATACCTGATGCTGTTGAGGTTAAAGGTTCAGATAGTTCAGATTACAAAGAAAAAATGCTTTTAGGTTTTGCAAATAATGAATTCAGAGTGCTTATAACCAAAACAAAAATAGCGTCATTTGGTATGAACTATCAAAATTGCCGAAATCAAATATTTGCTTCTTTAGATTTTAGCTTTGAGGGATTATACCAAGCAATAAGACGTTCTTATAGGTTCGGGCAAAAGAATGAAGTGAACATTCATTTAATTACTACCGATACGATGGCAAACGTAAAACAATCAATAGATAACAAACAAAAACAATTTGAACTTATGCAAGACGAAATGAGCAAAGCGATTAACGCTAACCTAAACAATGAACTGATGAATGTCGGTAATGTTGACACAACAGAAGAAACAAATGAATTCTATCACATTAAACGCGGTGATTGCATCCAGTTAATTAAAGATGTGCCTACCGAATCGGTAGGGTTAAGTGTATTCTCTCCACCATTCGCTGAACTTTACACCTACTCAAGCCACTTAGAAGATATGGGTAATAGCAAAGATTACAATGAATTTTTGATTCAGTTTGGATTCTTAATAAAGGAACTTTACAGAGTTTTGCAAAGCGGTAGAAATGTAGCTGTTCATTGCATGGACTTACCTATACAAAAAGGAAAGGAAGGATTTATAGGACTTCGCGACTTTAGCGGCTTACTTTTAAAAGCATTTAGTGAAGCTGGATTTATTTATCATTCACGTATAACGATTTGGAAAGACCCTGTTGTTGAAATGCAAAGAACTAAGGCGCTTGGTTTACTTCATAAGCAAGTAAAAAAAGATAGTACTATGAGCCGCGTTGGAATACCTGACTATGTAATGGTATTTAGAAAAGATGGAGAAAGAACCAATCCAGTAACAAACACAAATATACCAGTTGATTTGTGGCAAAAAATAGCTTCTCCAGTTTGGATGGATATTGATTACGGAAATACATTGCAAGGTTATAGAAATGGCAGAGAAGAAAATGACGAAAAGCATATTTGTCCTTTGCAATTAGATACTATTGAAAGATTGATCTTACTATATTCTAATGAAGGTGATACGGTACTTACTCCATTTATGGGTATTGGTTCAGAGGTTTTTCAAGCAGTTAAAATGAATAGAAAAGCTATCGGTTTTGAATTAAAAGAAAGCTACTACAACCAAGCTAAAAAGAATGTGCAGAGTGCTGTATTGGAAAAATCACAATCAACACTATTCTAATATGCAAGAACTAATCAAACGTAACTACGCTTCTATTGTGAAGCGTGGTTACATAACACCTGAAACAACAGACTTACAATTCATTCGTAAAATTGAAGAAGAAGTTGAAGAGGCTATTTATGAATCATTACTTAAACGTAAAGGCAAAGAAAACAATTTAGGCGAAGAATTAGCAGACGTTATTTTGACGTGCTTAAATTATGCGCATCACTTCTCAATCGACATCGAAAAAGAACTACTCAAAAAGATTGATAAAAACGAAACGCGAAAGGATTAATTGTTTATATTTGTGCATCTCTTAGCGGAAAAGACTAAATCAACTAAGATATTTAAAAACAGCTTAATCGGGTTACTTGTTATAGGTATTAGTCTACCTCCGCGCAAGTACCCGAAGCGGCTACTTATTTTTATAGGTTTAGTAAAACCTGTTATTATTATGGTAAAAATATTTTTTTACGGAAAAGGAACTTCGTCTTACAAAGAAGATTCATCATTTATCCAATGTGTTAGAGAATCGGATGATGTCGTTTTATCAATTACAGAAGGAGATAGAAATCTATTTATTTCCTTAGACAAATCAACAGCTATAAGATTAGCTAAGAAATTGAGAACTGAAATAAACAAGATTCAGGAAGGAGGGCAAAATGTCTAATGGAAAAGACCCAGCAGCACTTTTTTATATAGATAAGTGGTTAGTAGCGACAGCAGAAATGGATGCAGACTTAAGAGGCTGGTATCTTAATTTAATACTTCATCAATACGATAAAAAAAGTTTGCCAAACGATGTTGAAGCATTAGCTGTTTTAGCAAATGTTAAGTTTTCTGAATTTGAAAGATTTAAGCAAATGTTTGAGCAAGTGCTTAAGCATAAATTTAAGCAAGATGATGAAGGAAGATTAAAACAGCATTTTGCAGCAGAAGTAATACAAGCAAGAGAAAAGTTCACAGAAAAAAGGGGACTTGCTGGAAAAATAGGATACTTCATAAAGTTTGTAAAGCGCGTTCATGGTGATGATTATAAATTTATAGAGTATTTAAAAAATGAAATTGATTTTGAAAAATTAGATACTAAAAATGAAGATAGTTTAAAGCAAGTGCTTAAGCAAATGCTTAAGCTATATATAAATATAAATAAAGATTTAAATAATAATAGTAATAGTAATGTAGAAGACAAAAGAGAAAAGTCAAAACAACTTTGGAATTATTTATTAAGTTCCAAGCAATGGATTGACCCGTTAATTATGAAGCATCAAACCAATAGGGAATTAATAGCACTTTCATTAAAAGATTTTTTTGCAATACAGAATTTAATCGAAAAACCGAGAGAGGATGCAGAAGAAGTTAAAAAGCATTTTGCTAACTGGCTAAAAACAAACCCACCTAAAAAGGCCGAAGTACAGTTAAGCAATAACCCAGCGCCTTGGGCTAACTTTGGTAAACACGAAGAACTATGAGTAAATTAATAGCAGCAGAAAACATCTTTGAGCCATCAGAGGGACGCGCATTCGTAGAAGGTTTGCGAAGCGGTGCGATAAAAAGAGGGCTTGGTATTGGCGACAAAGTAGCTGACCAGCATTTAGCTTACAAGCCTGAGCAACTTGTATTCATTAACGGGCACGATAACGTGGGTAAGACCGACTGGATATTGTGGTATTTTTGTGTCTTAAGCAAAAAGTATAATTTGAAGTGGGATATATTTTCAGCCGAAAATTCAATAGGTTCATTGAAAGTTAAGATAGCGCAGTTTTTAACGGGCATCAATATTTTTAAGATACCTGAAATGCAGTTGCATAGAACGTATGATGAAATGAGCGAAATGTTTAATTTCATTCGGAACGATAGGTTATTTGATGCAAAGCAAATATTGGAAGTGAGCAGCGGCACGAAGTCAAACGGCTTACTTATTGACCCGTACAATTCACTTAAAGGCATGGGACTGGGTAACAACAAGCACGAAGAAGACTACGAGATATGCGCTTTGATGCGTATCTTCTGCAAGCAAACACATAAAAGTCTTTACGTTAATACGCACCTGGTAACTGAGGCAGCGCGTAAGAAGTTCCCAAAAGACCACGTAAACGAAGGGCATTTGATGCCTCCCGAAAAAGCCGACACCGAAGGAGGGCAAAAGTTCGCCAATAGAGCCGATGACTTCATAAGTATTCACCGTATGACACAACACGCAACAGCATTCAATGTAACGGAAGTACACGTAAGAAAGGTTAAAGAAACATTAACAGGAGGTAGTGTTACACCGAGAGAAGCACCGTTATTGTTTACAATGCAAGACTATTGTAAATTCACTATTGGAGGTAATAACGTACTTGAAACAACACCGGTACAACAAACACTAACAACTTTAAACCATGCAAAAAATGAAGGATTTGAAACTGAGAGCGTTCAAGCGGATGCAGACCCTTTCCCGTTCTAAGATAGCAGAGGAGAGAGAAACGGATAGCCTAAACGATTTATTTAAAGAGGAGATCATGATTGATTTATCATTCGACTTGGCACTTTGCGAAATGATGGCGAAAAAGTCAGCTGGGGCGAAAAAGAATAACTGGGAAAATATGGCTTTAAGAATTCAATCGTATAAAGATTACATTGAGAAAATACATTCTAAGGCAAAAAGAGAGTATCTAATAAACGATTTAAAGCCAAGTGAAGTGATTACATTACTCGATAAAAATAAGCGCTTAGAACGGCTTAATTTAAGTTTGATGAAACAGAACGAGAATTTAAAAACGCAAATTGATAACTATGTCGCAAAGTTTGGATTATAACGATAAGGTGTGGGGATTGCTTATTTCAATGAATGTAGGTGATGAGTTCAATATAATTGAGAAGGTTGCACCCGATAGAAGGCAAAAGTTTATTGAAATAGTAAAGAACTACATGGACCACGATTGCAGTGATTTAACTTATATTGAGTTCAACAACGAATACACGAAAATTAAAAAATATTTAAAATAATCTTGGAAAAGTTTGCAGAATAGAAAAGTAGTTGTATATTTGAGAACAAATTAAAACAAACAATATGAAAACAGAAGACAAAAAATATTTCAAAGCAGTATTAAGTGCATACGAATCGCTTGAAAAAAAACAAGAAAACGGAACTATCACAATGGATGAAGAAGCGTCAATGAATAGCTTGTTTCAAAGACTTGAAATGTACTTATATGAAAACTAAAAAAGGCTGGGGTGGCGCTCGACAAGGTTCGGGTAACAAGCCTAAGTATAATGAGAAAACAACAACCATCGCTTTTCGTGTACCGATTAGCAAGGTGGATGAGGTTAAAGTATTAATCAAACAAAAACAAACACAATGGAAAATAAAGACACAAGATTAATCTACGTTTACGATTCAAACGGCACTTTGGTAAACGGTAAGCCTTTTGTTGGTTTTAATAATTCGGTAAAGGTGATTATACCGAATGAATCTGATGATGAATATGATTTAGTTGTTATTGATTCAATTAAATGGAATTGCAGACCAAATGGAGATGCAATACATGGCTACTACTTCCGCACCCGTCCGACGACCGTATTCAAATCAAAAGTTAAGTTTTACAGTTTAAAATTAAAAGCATGAAAGCGCCTGAAAGAACAACGTACATCTACCGAATAGTAGGTGAACAAAGACACCTCGAAATGGTATGCCCAACGATAAGCGCAGCATCGAGATTTGTAGCGAGTGAATTAGATTTGAACGTGAGAACCTTTAGGATTGAAGGGCATATAGACACAGAGATACCAGTCGGGAATCGATACGTGTTAACTTCGTATTTAAAGTGGAAAAGCAAAGCAAAGCAGATAAACGAATTGATGATTGAAGCAGCAAACAAACCTCAACATTTGCGATTTACTGGTTTTAGTTATAAGTTTGACGAATGCGACGAATTGCAAGAATCGATAGTAACCAAAAGCAAATAGTAGAACAACTAAGGAGGTTAGGTGTAACTGTATTACATACTCACCAGCTTAAAAACTGCTTTGATATTTTGGTGGGTTACGAAAAAAAGAACTACGCTTTTGAAATTAAAGACGGCAGCAAGCCAAAAAGCGCAAGGAAGTTAACGGAGGGTGAACAAAAGTTCTTTGACGGCTGGTTAGGGCAAGTTGATAAAGTTGAAAGCATTGAAGATATTTGTCGAATAATAGGTATAAAACTTTTGTAAAATGGGTGATTACGATTTAATGCCGTTTGGCAATTATGAAGGCTGGGAACTGGGCGATGTACCAGCTGAATACTTGTTAAGCATTCTTAAAGACGGCAAAGCGAAAGGTCAACTGAAAGAATACATCGAGGATGTTAAAGATATCTTGGAGTTAGAAATGAAAGGTAAATTGAATTAAATTGAAAGCAAGCGTAAACAGCAAAGTGATTGAAGGTAAGTGCGCCACGAATAAAGGCAGCATATCGAAAGCCTTTGAACAATTTGAAGGGAGAGAGATAACAATTACCATTGAAAAGAAAAGAAGGAAGCGCAGTAACAATCAAAATTCATATTTATGGGGGTGTGTTTATCCTTTAGTTAAAATGCAATTCTATGAAACGTGTGGTGAAGTGTTTACCATTGAGGAGGTTCACGAGATAATGAAGATGAAATTCAATAGCATTGTTTTAGCTAACGAAGAAACAGGAGAAGTGATAATAGCACCAAAAAGCACGACTAAAAACAGCAAGTTTGAACAAGAGCAATATCATGAGCAGATAAGAAACTTTGCAAAAGAGTGGTTTAATATTCACATACCGTTGCCGAATGAAGAAATTTTTATAAATTCGTAAAAAACAAACGAATGAGCGG